AGAGGAAGAGGAGGAAGAAGAAGAATCGGAAGAAGAACAGCCCGAGGAAGAACAGCCAGAGGAAGAACAGCCAGAGGAAGAACAGCCAGAGGAAGAACAGCCAGAGGAAGAACAGCCAGAGGAAGAACAGCCAGAGGAAGAACAGCCAGAGGAAGAACAGCCAGAAGAAGTCCAAGAAGAAGAATCTGCCCCTGTTGAGGAACAAGTTCAAGAAGAAGTAACTGATGTTGAAGAAAATTCAACTGAAGTTACATCTCAAAATCAAAGTGATTTAGAAAATCGTGTTAAAGTTTTAGAAGAAAGACTTGAAAGTTTACTAGAAATTTTAAAATGCACATCTAGTGGTGCTATGAGAATAAAACTCAATAATTAATAATTTTTTTTTATTTATTTTATTTATTTGCTTAGTTCGAGTAAGCAAGACCACCCATACCCGACATAATACGAAGGACATTGTAGTTTACAGCGTATATAACACACTGGGATTGTACTGCTGCTGAAGAGACTAATTGGGCATTATCAATGCGCGAGAAATTGCAAGTCCCGGATGGTTGATGTTCTTCCGGTTTGAGGGCAAACGAATAAACACAAATACCATCATTTGCTTCACCAACACCGGCGACCACTGAGGAATTAATACCACCATATCCACTGTGGGATTCCATTACCTGTGTTCTAGCGAAATAAGACTGAGCACGTGCTGCAAAACGGTCATGACCATTTAATTTAAGTTGGTATGTTTCGGTTGAGTTCGCAATCGGGGGTTGTGTCGCCGCATAGTCCAAAGAACCGGAGCCCGCAACAGAACGGGTCCAGATTAATTCTTTAACTGGATGATTGAAGTTGAGATCATTCGACGTAGACGCGCTTAGAGATTGTTCCTGAACCTGTTCAATTAAGTATTCGTGCGATACCTGGGCAAAGCGTCTTCTTTCATCTGTATCAAGGTAGATGTAATCGCACCATAATTTGTTAACCGGGCTAGCGGTGAAAACAGTATTATGTGCGTGTTCTAAAATAACTTTAACTTCATGATATTGAAGGGCGATGAGCGGTAGTGCAAGACCCGGGTTACGGCAGAACCAAAAGTAAAGAGGGACAGTAAAGTTGCACGCGATGCCCGCGGCACCGTCAATACCACCCATACCGGTTGTTCTCTGGAATTTAGTTAAACCGGTCGGGGCGGCGGTGGAATTGGTAGTTAGAGTGGCGGTTGTTCCTAGTTGATTTTCTTGTGATAGTTCAGACCATACCTCCATCCATAATCCGGTATGTTTATCAATTTTCTGTCCACCGATTTCAAGTTCAACAGATTTAACAACGGAAGCACCTGGGTTAAGTGTATCAGCCGACGTTCCACCAACTTCAAGGTACATTCTGTGGACTAAATCACCATTGCGTGAAATAGTGGCCGTGCAACGACCATCAGAACCAGTGGCAGTACCATTCCAGGTCTGTTCGATGGCTTCCATCGAGAAGTTAGTGTGTCTGCGGTAGACAACCTTAAAGAAAGTGATTTGTGGGTTACCCGTAAGGTAGATATCCTGAGCTCCATAAGCGACAAGTTGCATTAATCCTCCTCCCATTGTTTTTATAACTTATACTTAGAAAAAAATTTCAGAAAAATACGTAAATTAAATCAAAATACTTAATAATTAAAGAATATGAAAATTCTTTAAAATATATTGTAAAAGATACAAGAGAAAATAAATAGTTTAAGAAACTTAGTTAGAGTACGCTAAGCCACCCATACCAGACATGATACGGAGGACGTTGTAGTTGATAGCGTAGATATTAATAGAGCCGGAGGAGCCGGTTGCTGCACTGAAATTTAACTTCGCGTTATCAATACGAGAGAAGTTACAGGTTCCAGATGGTTGATGCTCTTCGGGTTTGAGAGCAAAGGAGTAAACATTAATATCCTTAGCTAACTGAGAGCAGCGTGATTGTGGGTCTTGTGCGCGACCAACAATAGCTACACTAGTATTATCCGCAGCTGTTAATGCAGGTAATCCTGGGGTTACAGAGAAGACAGTGGATGAAGTGGCGACAGTAACTGAATGAATACTTATTTTTGCACCGGTTGCGCCTGCGCCAGCAGAATCAACAACAGCAATTTGAACTAAATCTCCTACTTTAGGAATAGTGTCGCCCGAAACAGCGGTCCCTAACGTTACAACAGACACACCACTCCCCTCAGCGGCAATACCTATTTCACCTGCGTCGGGTGTAGCATCTGAGAAATCAGCATTTTGAACAATTTCTAAAGGAGTAGTTAATAATTGTGGTCTTTCAGTTTCCTTAATATTGAATCCTGGGACAGAAGTGTGGTAATCGAGAGGCTGGCGAACCTGGAAGTATTCTCTGTCTTGTTCAGCAAAACGATCATGACCATTGAGAACTAATTTAGCTCTTTGAGTAGTAATGTCAGCAGATGTATTTGTCCAGAGTAATTCTTTAACTGGGTGATTAAAGTTAAGGTTAATACTTTGAGTAGCTCCAGCACCGGTTTCTTGTTTCTGTAACTGTTCAATTAAATATTCGTGGGAAACCTGGGCAAAACGACGACGTTCATCAGTGTCAAGGTAGATGTAATCGCACCATACTTCACATGTAGCAGCCGTTGTCAAGGCACCACCATCTCTCCCAAGATTGGCGAGAGTACCCCATGTAAACTTAAGTTTAACCTCGTGATACTGAAGGGCGATTAATGGTAAAGCGAGACCTGGATTACGGCAGAACCAAAAGTTAAGAGGAACCATAATAGATTGTTGCGATGTTCCTCCAGCCGAAACCAAAGCATTATTGAAACCACCCGTAAGGTATTTATATCCATCTGATTTAGAATTGGGTGTGGTTAATTCAGCCCAAACTTGATTCCATTCTTCATAGTGACGGTCAATGCGTTGACCACCAATTTCAAGTTCAACTTCAGATATTAATTTATCACCTGAAATACCATCAACTATGTCTTGATCGCAACGGACATAAACTTTGTGGACTAAATCACCATTGCGAGAAATGGTGACAGTTCCCGAACCACCAGCAGTTGTTGATGCGCCGTTAATCGTTTGCTGAATAGCCTCCATCGAGAAGTTAGTGTGTCTGCGGTAGACAACCTTAAAGAAAGTGATTTGTGGGTTACCCGTAAGGTAGATATCCTGAGCTCCATAAGCGACAAGTTGCATTAATCCTCCTCCCATTGTTTTTTATACTTATACTTAGAAAAAAAATTCAGAAAAATACGTAAATTAGATAGCATATGCTAATCCCCCCATTCCTGACATTATTCTAAGAACATTATAATTAACAGCATATATATTACTGATTGTACCTGGTGAGCTTAATAATAATTTAGCAGCATCAATTTTTGAGAAATTACAAGTTCCGGATGGTTGATGTTCTTCGGGATTAAGTGCAAATGAATAAACAAATATATCACGACTTAATTGAGAACACCTTGACATAGGGTTTACTGTACGTCCTATTACACTAGCCACCATACAATATTTTGCGGTGACTAAAATACCGAGGCTTGGTGATATTGTAATTGTCGCATATGTACTTGAATTCCCTGATGGACGATCATCTAGATTATTCGCAATTGCGGTTACAGTTGTCAATCCACTATGGGCTTCGAGTCCTAAATTAGTTTCATTTTCATTTGATGCTGAATCTGGATCCTTAATATTAACTGAAACTTTTAAAACATCACCAACTCTTATATCAAATGCTGGTTGACCCGTACCTTTTCCAATTGTAAGTGTTGATCCTGATAAAAAAATTTCATTTTTTTCATTTACATCCCCTGATGCATCAGTACATAACATTTCTCCTGGAGTTTTTGCCACACCGGAACTATTTAAACCATCTGCTGATGTTAACGGTAAAGGTTTTGTTAATAGTTTTGGAGATTCATATTCTTTGATATTGAATCCTGGAATAGACGTATGGTGAATATAAGGTTGTTTAATTTGAAAATATTCTCTATCCTGAAATGCTAAGCGATCATGTCCATTCAGTTCTAATTTCATTTGTTGAGAAAGTACTGTATTTGCTTCAGTCGTGCTTGTCGGTACAGTCCATATTAGTTCTTTAATAGGGTGATCAAAGTTTAATTTGAAACTACTTCTTGATGTCCCTTCAGCTTGAATTTGTAGTTGTTCAATCAAATATTCATGTGAAACTTGAGCAAATCTTCTTCTTTCATCGGTATCTAGATAGATATAGTCTGCCCATACTCCTAATGATGGAGTTACGGCCCCTCCACCCGAACGACTTATTCCATCACTTGCTGCTCCACTTCCCCAAGTAAATTTTAGTTTAACATCATGATACTGAAGGGCAATAATAGGTAATGATAAACCTATATTTCTACAGAACCAGAATTGTAATGGGTACATAATTGTTTGTTGAGATGTTTCTGATTTTGTGACTAATGTATTTGTGAAAGACCCTGTCATATACTTGAAACCTTCTGATTTTGAGATTGGAGTTGTTAATTCTGTCCATATTTGATTCCATTCACGATAATGTTTATCAATTCTTTGACCACCAATCTCAATTTCAACATCTTCAATTAAATAATCACCATTAATACCATATGTTGAATCTTGATCACAACTTACATATATTTGACTTAATAAATCTCCATTCCTTGTTATAGTGACACTTCCATTTGTAGTATATGTATCTGATATTGTTGATGAACCACTAATAGTCTGTTTTATACATTCCATAGAGAAATTCGTATGTCTTCTGTATACTATCTTAAAAAAAGTGATTTGTGGGTTTCCTGTTAAATAAATATCTTGTGCTCCATAAGCTACCAGTTGCATTAATCCACCACCCATTGATATTATATATTAATAATATATTATAAATAATATATTCTAACTATACGAAACTATTTAATGAATTCATCAAATAATGATTGTGTAATTGTTTCATCTTTTTCTAAATCAAGTACTTGTTTTACAGGATTCATAATTTGATTTGAAATATAGAATGGATAATCAATTTGAATTTTATTCTCTCTAATAAAATCAGGATGTTCAATTCTATCACCTTGTAGGATGTTTCTTTTCTTAAATTTAGGTTCACCTTTTACTTCTATCTTCTTATATTTTATCCTTCCATTTTTAAACTTTCCATCTTCAACTTTTTGAAATGCTTTTTTATAACCAGTTATAATGGGTGTTTCATCAACAACCCGATACATAAATGGAATCCTATCATTCGGTTTAGGTTTATCACCTGGATTTCTTTCCGCCATTCTATCTGCTAGAACTTTATGGGCAATACCATCTGGATTTTTATAATATGCGGAGAGTGATTTTGAAATAATAAACATGCTATCATCCATTTTACCCTGAGTAATTTTTTGTAAAATATCTCTTAACCATTCCATAGCTAGATCAATACTCCTTTGATTCATTATAATTTCAATTATATTACCAAATACATATTTAACAATTGCTGCGTTATCCCTTCTTTTCATAACAATACCCATTGAAGTTCTTTCTTTTAATTTTTCAGATGAATATTCATATTTATCACCTGTATATCTTTTCTTTGAAATAAGAATGAAAGGGAAGAATGTTTTTTCATATTCTAGATCCTGTGGTTTAGTTAACATATTTTTCGTAATCCATTTACCTGCTTTTATTCCGCAATCAATACAATATTGAAGGGCTTCTTTCCCTTCTAATATTTTACCTGTTTCTTTATCAACCCTTGAAAACTTGACGAAGACAGAATCTGTATCTCCATAAACAATAATAGGTTCTTCATAACCTTCATTTTTGGCCCAATCTTTTACACCATTGCTAGCATCATCAATTCTTTCTCTTCCAATTGCGGTTGTACAAGCCGCAATTTTTTTAAAGAAGATTGAGCTCGTTTTTGCTCCCATTTGACCATAAACAGAATTTGCTGTTACTTTATAAGCTAATTGTAGACCATCAAGAACTTTCTTTTTATCTTCATTATCTGTTTCTTTAATTTTCAGACGAGTTGCTTTCCTTTGATCAAGGAGTGTTTGAAGGATTGTTGGAATAATACCCCGATTATTGGATGGTTTTGCGAAATAACATGTTGTTTTTGTATCTTCTTTTTTTTTATGCATTGTTTTACCTTTTAATTCATATGAATAATCATCGTATGAAATAATATTATGTGGGATTTTGTCAATCCATTCAAACTTCCAGGGAGTTTTATCAATATCTTCTTGTGTTCCAATAAATGTTTCATGGGATAGATTCTTTTCAATAATAGAACTTGGATATAGAGATGCATAATCCAGTACAGAAACGGGATCATCTAAATAAATTCCTGGAGTAGGTTCTAATACAATAGCTCCTTCAAATCCATCATCCATTTTTTCTCCATTATAATTTTTGAGTGTTGGAATCCTTGTATTTTCATTGGAACAAGTCTTTACAACTAATGAACTAATCTTAATTCCTTGTCCACGAAGGAAAATATAGGATAGAGGTACAGATGATACATTCGCCATACCCATATTATTCGGAATTATATCAAGAAGTAATAATAGATGAATACATAGTTCACAATCCATAATACAATATTTAGCAATCTTTGCTCTACCTTCACTCCCACCATTTTTATGGAAATCAAAGATTTGTTGTGGTGATACATCGTCCTTTGCCAAGCACCATTCATAATAGATTAATTCTTTTTTATATTTCTTAATCTTAATTCGTTCTTTAATTCCGATGATATTTTTTTTTTGTCCCAAATGAAGGATCTGAAATTTTTTACCATCTTTATATTTCACTAATCCATATTTTGTATGGATGTTAATTGTGATATAATCATTTTCTTTGAGGTTTCCTAGGTTAGTTGTGAAGAGGAAGTTAATATCTAAATCACCTTTATGCCTTGTCTGTGTTTTAATCTTCCCTTTCATAAAATGTGAAGAAACATTATCTAATTTATATGAATCAAGTGAATGTCCTTTTTGAATTTCTTTTTGAATGTCAAAAAGAACACGACCATCCATTGAGATATAATTTAGTATATTATCACCTAAACCGGATGAACTTAATTCTTTCTTCACAACCTTACAACTTTTTTCCCAAAATTTGTTATAGTCTTTTGAAGATGTTTTTGCTTTTGATAATTTATCAAGTGATTTAATACGATCGGAATCACGATTCCTCATTAATCTACCTAAACGATAAAATGAATGCCTTGGACAACGGTCATTACAATATCTTCCACAACTACTGTGATGAGGGAATAGATAATCAACTCGTTTATTGATATAATCGAAATCAAAACCAAATATATTATATCCTGTGAGTAGATCTGGATTATGATAGAGTATTAAGTCTTTCCATTTTAATAGTAGTTCTTCTTCTGATGAACATTCATAGACATTCACATTTGGAATATCATCGCATACTTTTTCATTTGGTTTATCTTCATTTCCAATTACAATGATAGAACGATCATAACATTCTGTTTCACCATATTTATGAAAGACAGTTCCAATTTGTATGATTGGATCACCTTTGATAAGTATTTTTTCATTTTTATCATTCTTGATATTATTAAGTATTTCAGTAAAATTGTTAATCATTGTTTCCCTTTTTTTTGTTGACGATTTAGAGTCATCAAGTTGTTGAATAAATTCTTCAGTAAATGTTTCTTTTAGGTCCTTAATGCTATTTTCAGAATATTTCCCATTGATTGTATAGATTGATTGAACATTATCCGATCCTCCATTAAAAGCTTCCTCTATACAGTTAATAAGGAAGTTTTTCTTCATATTTATACTATTTTGTGACATACTTAACCGGAAATAAGATTCATGAATATCAATTACAAGTTTTTTAAAGTCCTTTTGTGGATTGGGAAAATCACCGTGCGATGAGTCACATTCAATATCAAATGAAGCTGTTACAAACTTCGCTGTGTCTTCAGATTGATAATTACTAATATAAGAAATCGGTATATATCTTAATTCAATATCAACATTAAAATATTTTTCATCATCTTCAATCTTAAATATATCACTTTTAAGGTCTATTTTTACCCATCCACATGGTTGAATATTTTTTTCATGGAGGAAACGTAACATAGGATGTATTTTTGATTCATAAAGATTTGCAATACATTCACAATTATGGTTTTGATCGAACCATTTGCATATCCTATCATCATTAGAGTAAATTGGTTTTTTCCCCTTATAACCTATAATAATCTTTTTAGACTTTATTGATGATAAATTAACTTTGTGAAACTCTTGAATCGCACTTGTACATCTTTTAAGTTCCATATAACTTTTGAATGAAATTTTTGCGAATCTATATTTTTTTATTTGATTATAATCATTATCATAATTATAACCGTAAAAGTTATAGGATTGTTTTGTTTCAAGTAATTCTTGAATATAATTACCATTCCATATTGCTTTACTATCTGGTTTATGACTTGAAATAAAGTTTTTAATTATTTTAAGAAAGTTTTGTAGTGTTGAATCACCCCAATTATTTGGGATCCTTAAATAGAAGAATGGTCTATATCCTGTTACACTACAAACAATATTTTCATTATTATTTGTTTTTCCATAGAATGTTATAATAAATTCTTTATCCCAATAATTTTCATTGATTGATAGATCATCGGATGAAATATCAATGATCTGAAAACTTAATTCCATTTATAAATGGATATAGTAATGTTAGTTTAAATAACTTATTTATAATAATCAAATTTTAATATAAGAATTATATATATATATTTATGGAGGAGTTTCTATTATTTTTCTTGAGTATCTTTGTGTTTTTCATCCTAATAAATAAATTATTTAAAAATGGAGAAGTAATTACTATTAAATCCAAACTTGATGGGAGAAACTATATTGTCCGTAAGTTACCGGATGCTATTAAAGCAGCTGATAAATTAGCCACAATCAATAGTAATGTTCAAAAATTAATTAGCACACTTAATACAGGTAAGAAAGGTGTATCAAAATTAAAATCAAGGTATAATCCAAATACTTTATCTGAGACAGGTATTGGGGCAAAATATACATCATATTCAGTGAATAAAGGTGAGAAAATATCAATTTGTGTCCGTCAAACAGATGATTCATTTATTGATGATAATACAATAATGTTTGTTGTAATTCATGAATTAGCTCATGTAATGTCTGAATCTATTGGTCATACAAAAGAGTTTTGGGATAATATGAAATATTTATTAGAAGAAGGAGAGAAAATAGGTATTTATCGACCGGTTAATTACAAAGAAAATCCTCAAACTTATTGTGGAATGGAAATAAACTCAACACCGTATCATTTTTAAAAATAATATTTCTATTGATTATAATATGGGGAGTTTTTGTAATATTTATACTCGTAAGAAAATAATGAAATGTATCTCTCAAAACGAAAATAAATGTTATTTATTTGTTGGGAGATTAGGTAAAATTTATCCTCAAATAAAGAAAATAATAAATAATAAAAAAGAAGATAAAGATATATTTGAAGGTATTATAGATAAAAATATAATTCAACTCTATGAATATATTCAAGGGATAAAAGATACCGATGATATTGAAAAAATGAAACTGAAAATTATAGAAGAACTCTATCTTAATGATTTCCCAATTGAAAATATTGAAATTGTATATGAGAGTTTATATGAAGATGAAACAAATGAAGTAATCTTAAATAAAATATCTTTCTATTGTCTTAATAATACTTTCTATCCATATATTTATGTATGGTGTTATGATGATTATAAAAATAAGAATCTACCAATTGGATTTGAATATGAAAGTGATAAAATAGAGTATATTGATTTCTTTGATAAGAAACCAAGTGATGTAATTGATACTAATTTTATTAATAGTAATGGTGATAGAATACCAAATCAGATACTTTCACATAATTTAGAATTATTTGAAAATAATAATATTCGTGATAATGTTTTATACTTCTTTACACTTCCTGAATATTTAAAACAACATGACCTTTATGATAAATTACTTTCATTGAATTCTAGTGAGATACAAAAAGATAGAGATATCAATACAATTGTAAATGGTGTATTATTAAAGTATTGGAACAAGCTAAATATAAATGATATTCTAATTTTGAATAATGAGGAACAGTTAGAGAAAATGTTGATTCAGTCTAAAAAAAATAGAAGTTTTATTGAAAAATATAATTCTGGGATTATCTTTATTGAAAAAGAATTTCTTCAAGAAGAAGTAAATAAAAAGATTCAATGTAAAGAATATACAATTTCAATATTAAAAATTAATCGTGAAGCAAGTATAAAAAATACAGTTCATTTATCTAAATTATTTGCGGAATTTGAATTATCAAATACAATTCCATTTACAAAATTACTTTTAGATTCACATGATGATGCATTTTATAAAATTTATGAAGGATCATTACAATATAGCGGTATTGATAAAACAGAAACTCGACATATTACAAAAGGCCTTTGTAAAGAATGGTGTGATGGACATAATATTCAAACAGAATACGGGTATAAGTATTTACATTCGGGGAATATAATTATGTTTAAGATATATAATCCTATAAAAGATATTTTTTGTTCATTAGTTATTAAATTAAATGGTGATATAGAGTGTATTATTGAGAATAATAAACAAGAGATGTATGAGGAAGATATTAAGGAATTAATTCATAAATGTAATTCATTAATTCGTAAAATAAACAAAGATAGTTTTTATTCTTTTAACGATATAATTGAGTTTAATGAAGATATATTTACAGATATTCATTCGGAAACAAAGATTGATTTTCTAAATTCAGCATTATTATTTAGTAAAGAGGATTTTCAGGTTAAGGGCAATGTATTCCCACAATGGAGGACTTATTTGAATTCTTTTATGATAAATTTCTCAATGTATTTCCGTGTAAAACCATATGAAGAGACAGATGATTTATCAAAAATAATAGCAAGATATAAAAGAGTTAATAATTTTGCGAATTTAACAACAATTCAATCTGCGATTTCTATTTATCAAATGATTTATGATGATCAAGAAGTAGTTATTGAAAAAATTAGTCATGATTATGGACAAGATCCAGAATATATAAGGACTGAAGTCGAGGTTTGGAATTCATTAATGAAGATGAAACCTGATCCGATTAGGAGATCAAAAGTAATTAAAGAATCAGGTTCTGAGATTGCGGTTTGGTTAACTCCAAAAGAAGACTTAATTGTTGATATTAGTAATATTAAATCATTTAACGAACAAAGGAGGGTTGTTTTATTAATTAAAACAATGTTAAATATGTATTTATCTTATATTAAGGGTAATACTAAATATTCTAAATATTTTAGAATAGATAGTGATATTCTTAAAGATGAAGTAAAGGTACAAATAAGCGAAAGTGATGAATCATCATCAGAAGAAGAAGAGGAAGAGGATGAAGGAGATGATTTAATTAGTCGATTATTATCATCATCTTCATCTTCTGATTTTGATAGTGATAGTGATAGTACTCAAAAGGGTGGTGCAAATGGGGTTTATGAAACAAAGAGTTATTATTTAAAACGATTAAAGGATTATGATCCTGATTTATTTAAGTTTCAATCAAAAAAAATTCAAGGTAAATCTGGTGTTAGGTATGGTTATGCAAAACTTTGTGGAGCGGTTGATAATCGTCAACCAATTGCTGTAACTGATGAAGATCTAGATAGAATTAATAAAAGTTATGATCAAGGTTCTGGTAGAGAATCATATTCATTTGCGATTACTGTTCCTCGTCGTTCAAGTAAAATAAAATATATTTGTCCAAAATATTGGGATATTTCAAAAAGTTTAAGTATTCGTCCTGATGCCGAAGAAATAAAAGATGGTACAAATATTATTCC